TTGTTGCTCATATCAGTTGTATACATGCCTGTTTTAATAGGCTGGCCGTTCTTCCATTGGTAAAAAGCCTGTAGAGCAAAGTCAAAGTTAGCCGCTACTGGGGTGTTAGCAGAAGTAATTGCAATGGCTTGGATTAATTTTTCAGCGTCGTCTTTGTTTCCGTTTGTCAAATCTAGTATCTGGCGACCACTACGCTCGTACCAAAACCGACCAAACTCCCCTTCTTTTGTTAGGCCGGTTATGGCCCTAGTTAACGCCGCTAGTTTTTGAGGGCTGTCGATTCCTTCTGGAGCACCTACATATCTACCTGTTTCGCCTACTCTTGTCCTGGCTCCTATTTCGGTGGTTATCTCCGGCCTAAGAGATTCCGCCTCCTCCAACAACTGGGCTGCTTCGCCGACTTCTGGAGCAACGGTTGGGGCCTCTGGCGCAGTCTCACCCGTTAGAGTAGAAAGCATCTCCGCCGACTCAGTCTTTATTTTAGCCGCGTCTTTTGCCGCTTTAATCGCTGTGGTCTTTGCTGTTTTATTCGCTGCAGCTCCGCCGGGAATTAAACCCGTGGCAGATAGCACAACTATCTGCTCATACATGTCTGCCAGTCCTGAGTCCCCAGCGGCCCTTGCTTCATTAGCCAGGCCCGTGAACTCATTCATGTCCCTACCCGCTACAACCTGGGCTACAACAGGTAGGTTTTCCGCAAGAAACTTGACAACGCCCTCTTCTTTAATCCCCTCATAGAGCATTCCACCAAGCGCCTTGGTATCAGAGGCCAGCTCTCCCATAGGGATAAGGGACATATCGGCCTGGGAGGCAGTTGTCTCGTCGGGCTGCACAAAATAGTTACCTACAGTACTTACCGCTTTAGGGTATCCCGATGCTAACGTCTCAAGCATGTTCTTGCTTTCAGTTTGCATGGGAGTGGGACGCTCTACGCCGTCCCACTCCATACGGGGGATGTCGCGCTGAACATTGTCGGGGTTAACCTCTTCTACAATATCTTCAGTGATAAACAACGAATCGGTTGGGTCTAATGCTTTTAGGTCCGCCGACGCAGAACCGCCATCAGCAAACCCTTGAGGCTTCTCTGCACGAAGCTTATCAGCGTCATCCATGACTGATTCCGCGTACTTTTCCCACGGATACCTGGCGACGCCAGTGGCGTCTTGGACGTTGGTAAGAAGGTCCGTCCCTGCTTTTATCTCCTCGCCTCTTTGCATCCTTCCGCGTGTGCCCTGTCCACCTATATTTGCGACGTTATCGATAATCGCGTTTTTTGCTTCTGCAGGGCTCAACCCCTGTTTCGCCAGGTTAAGGCCAAACTGGTTGTTAAAGTAATCAAGGTACTCGGTGCGAGGATTGTTTCCACGGTCTATTTGCTGCAGTCCTTGCTTCACTTCTTTTATCTGAGCACCTAGCCCCGCTATCGGGTTTTGCCCAGCATAATAGGAAAACAAAGCATGGTTTATAGTGTTGAAATACTCTTCGTCTCCGTCAAGGCTGACGTTTTCCCGTGTTCCTGGAGAGCCTTCAGGGGCCTCTTTAAATCGAACACGAAATTCTGGTGGGATTAGGTTTGCGTCCACCATTTGATTATTAATTTCTACTGCTTCCCGCATTATAGCCAATTGACGAGCATCATCAAAACCGAGGAGCTCTGCGCCATACTGTACAGGGTCATTAGTAGCTTTCATTCCTACGCCCATCGCATCCGCCAGCAGCTTTGCCGAGGGGCTTGGCGCGGTGACTACATCCTTGCCGTAGTTGTATATGTTTCTTGCAATGCCTGGTACACCCGCAGTCTTTTCTAAAAGGTCCGCCGACGCAGTGCCGCCATCAGCGAACCCTTGGGGCTTTTTTACAGAGCCACCGTGAGCCTTATATATTGGCCCAACATCCCCGAACATCCCTTCTGCAAGTTGTCCATCGGTGAGGTTCCAGTTACTTGAGTTAGTGGCATACGGGGCAGCGCCTCCAGCAGGAGTCATGAACTCGGTAAGGTCTGCTGGGACAGCCGCGCTCTGACCAATAGGCACTACGTCCGCGGCATCCTGCGGCAGCAAGGTAAACTGCTGCCGCAGATTGTTTGCCATTTCATCAATGCCAAATTTTGCATAATGGTCCCTGGCGAACTGGTTTAAAGTCATGTTGGCAGGGAGGGCGCCGCTGGCCTTCTGCGACGTGAAGCTCTCGCCTACGTCAGGGAACATCGCAAGGTATTCTTGGACCGTGCCGCTGTTGCCGATGTCATCGACAACTGGAGGCAGCGCTCCTCTGCGGAAATCCTCCGCCTGCTGGCGCGCGTAAATCTGCGAACGAGATAAGCCCCCAGAGTAGCTGCCAGGGTTATCCAGTAATCCTGCATAGGAATTGTACCTGTCCTCTTGCTCCTGCGCGCTGAGGCCTGGCTGGAAACTAAGCTGGCGTAAGTCCGCTGCCGCTCGTCCCTGGTTCAATCGGTTAACCTGGTCCGTGCCCATAAGCGATCGCGGACGGCTTGTGACCGTAGGCGGTGTCCAGCTGTATCCCGATCCGGTGGCCGAGAGCAGATCTGCTCCGGTCGTGTAATCAAAGTTAGTGAGGTTGCCGTACTGATCGAGGACCTCGGTCCGTGGAGCGCTGTCCCTGAATTCTCTGTCAAGCGACTCTTCGCCGGCTGCATACACGCTGGTGTTATCAGGCAACGGCTGATAGACAGTAGGAGCAACGTACTCTTCTTGTGTATTGGTAAACGCCGCTTGTGACGCGGCTAACTGGGCCGCTTTTTCTGCGTCGGTTAAGCCAGTAGGCAGAGCAGGAAGTACCCCGCAATCATCGTTAATGCCTATCGTCTGACCCGCTTTTAAAGTGCCTACTGGGCAAACTTTAGTGGTAGCCGTTGCTTCTTTAACCCCGCAATCATCGTTAATGCCTATCGTTTGACCCTCCAGTAGAGTGCCTATCGGACAAACTTTAGTAGTTGGGGCTGCTGCAGGCGTGTTGTAGAGGATATTCGGGTCAACCCCCGCCGCTACTATGTCCGCGTAGGACAGCCCTTGGTCCGTGGCGATCTTCTGCATCGCAAGGCGCTCTGCCGCGTCAATCTGATCGTCCGCCATGACCGTGTTGTAATAGTCTTGGACACCTGCCGACATAGTGGCCGTAGGAGCTGGGCCCCCATACGCCGGTGTGTCAGCAGGCGCGGTGAATATCTGATCTATCAGCGCCCGCGTTTCGGGAGTGTCGCCTAACGCATCAAGCGCATCATCTACGCTAATGGATGACGCCATGATTTCAGCGTAAGCTTCAGTGGGGTTATAGGTCCCCGCTGCCATCTGTGCTCGCACGTTAACCGCCGCGTTCTGTATGTCCTGCGCTGTCGCACCGAAATCTCCGTAGGTCTTAACGTCGCCCCCTTCAGCCATCTTCACTGGTAAACCGGAGAGCATTTCGCGTGCGGACATGTAAGCCATGAGGGTAAGCCTTTGCTGAAAACAGGGTGGTACTTCTATCCTAGCATTCTAGCCCTAGTAATACTCTGGGACAAGCCCTTCGGTCGCCGGCCTATCCTCTTCGTCCGTTTGCAAAGAGATGAAGTTCCCCGCGCGGAATCTAGTCAGCGCCTGAGTCGTGCTATCCACCTGGTCGTCATTGTCGCCATTAGGGAACGCCGCGCACTCCTCTATCAGATCCTGCGCCCAGTCATCCTCCGTGGCCCAGACCATCCCGCTCTCTAAAATCGGAGCAACAGAGTTAGCGCGAGAGACCTTGTCCTGGCCGGCACGCCGTCCGCCAGGTGAGTACATCGTGACAGGAATGCCCATGCGCCGGAGCTCCTGCTGAAGCGTGGTCCCCGTCGCTTTTGCCTCGATCAACACGTTATCCGGCTGCCAGTAATCGTACTGCTCCTTCGCCTTGCGCTTGAGGTCAGGAAAATCCCAACGGCCCTTCCTTACATCCATCAACAAGATATTAGGCCCAGAGTCCTCGTCAGGAAAAAATACGCCCCAGGTAGTGATAACAGAATAGTCCGCCGTCTCCTTCTTAGAGTAAGCCGTGTCGTAAGACTGGATGATGTACTCAACCGGGGGCAGGTACTCCTTGTCCCAGATCTGCCACCACTCCCGCTTTAAGATCGCGCCCTCATCCGAAGTAGGCTTCTGCTGGTACATCGCGTTCCACTTCTGTACCGACATCGAAGCACGCACCGCGCGCAACTCTTCAAGCTCCCAGTAACTCGGCCAAAGGGCCCGCTCGTTCTCTTCGTGCTCGTCAAACACGGCAGGAAACTCGATAACTTCCCACTGGTCCGCGTTGCTGTTGGACTGAGACTTCAGCAGTCGCGCAGTCAGATCCTTAGTCCCCCAACGAGTCATCACAATAACAATAGCGCCACCAGGCTGCAGCCTGGTCCGTGGGCCAGAGGTATACCACTCCCACGCATTGTCCAAGGACAGAGCCGACTGCGCGTCCTGCTCCGAGTGAGGATCGTCAATGATCAACATATCCGCACCACGGCCCGTCATCGCACCACCCACGCCCACGGCAAAATACTCACCGCCATCGGCAGTGTCCCACCTTCCGGCGGCTTTACTATCAGCCTTCAAGGCAACGCCAGAGAATACTTCCTTGTACTTATCGAGGTCCATGAGGTTACGCACCTTACGACCGAACCTGACAGCGAGCTCGCCGGTGTGCGTAGCCTGAATAATCTTGGTCTGAGGCTTTCGCCCCATGATGTAAGCAGGAAGTAGATAGGACGCGAATTCACTCTTGGTGTGACGCGGTGGCATGTTCACGATCAGGCGCTTGAGAGTGCCGTCGGCTATACGGTCAAAGGCTTTCGCCATTATCTCGTGGTGGCTGCTAATTATCGCTTCAGGCCACACGTACCGAGAGAATCCAATGAAAGTATCCTGTGCCTGCTCCTGGCCTTCAAGCAGAGCCAGGCGTAGCTCAAGTTTTAGCTGTTCAGCTTCGACGTCTTGTGTTCTTGCAGCAGGGAACATAAAAATCCATTTTGTGGAAAATTGTAGAAAATTTTAGCGAGATTGATTTTCCAACATAAGGGGGTGGGTTAGCAAGGGATGTTCCACATGGAACATCGGTCATTTTTGTTTTGGGCAGAATTAATTGTGTAAAAGCTGGCCTATGCGTCGGCGCCAGCGAGGTGGGCGGGCCGCGGCCCCTAGATGCGAACCATTCTCATTTAGACCCCAGAAACGGCCAAAAGGGACCCGCTATTTCCGGTAATAACTATTACCGGAAATAGTAAATCAATATGTAGTGCTTTTTCCTGGGATCACGCCTATTCATTGATCAATCTTTGATCAACCACAAGATGTAGTGTTCTAGGCCAATTTTCGGGCCCCGGAAAAAAGAACGAGCGTTCGATATAAATCGATCAATTTGCGCTGTTTTCGTTGAGCCTGGGCCTAAGCCTAGCCTCTAGGCTCGGTTGTTGCATAATAGGGCCATGAGGGCTTAGGAAGGGGTTAACAGCTCTCTACCGCGACGACAGAAGCTCTAAGTGCTTGTTATACGTCCGATCGCAGCAACTGGGCCCGTAGATCCTCCCAATCCACTGCGTTGAGGGCCCAACTAGCCATTGCAGGCGTGTCTACGCCATGTAGATACAGTTCTTGAGCCTGGCAGCCGCTGTACAATAATAAGCGCTTCTCGGCGAGCTTAGTCGTCGCTTTCGGATGCCATTCGATCAGAATGTATGTCGGCAGGCCTATCGTCGAGTGACTCAACGCGAATGCTATCTGGTGCGGCGACAGTCTCACTTTCTTGCCCCTGGTCACCACTTTGAGCTCTATCAGCACGTACTTCGTCGGTGGCAACGCTACCAGGCAATCTGGTAGCCCCAGGTTCACGCGGTTCTCCAGTCTCACGATTAAAGACCGCGGCAGGTTCTTCAACCGCTTGTGGAGTAACCCTTCTGGTCCGCTCGCCATCTCTCATCGCCTCTAGCATAGTATGTGTCTCGGCATTACCCTCTCCGAGCTGTTCAGGTGTTATGTCTAAGATATCCGGGGCTACTCTAGACCCATGCATGAGCCGGAGCTCTTCGAGCTTACGTCGTACCTCTTCTTTAGGCATACTGTCGATGCTGCCTGTCAGTGTCACCTTCTTTTCGATGTAAATTGAACCCAACGCCTGGCCTCGACGGAACTCAGCGCTGACTGCCGCCCCATAGTTACCTGCCTCCATGGCTTTATCCCTGATGACCTGCAGATCGCGCATATGTCGCTCGAAATTCGTGCCGTACTTCTCCGCCTGTTCGTATCGATAGTCCTGAATCGCTCGGACCACCTGCGGGTACTGGTTAGGCGCCGTGAGTTGGGTAGCTATGATGTGAGCGCGCTCTTTTGGGTAGCCGGCATTGATAGCCGCCTGGCGCAGCGTAATTTTACCCTCCTCATCACAGAGCTCTTTGATGAAGCGCCACTGTTGAGGCGTGACAACCCCTTTCTGTTCATCGAGCGGCGCCACGTCCGCATCCTTGAGTCTTTGCATAAGTATTTGCCGCCTAGTCTTTTTTATCGGAACTGAATTGAAGATCTCACGCATTCTTTTGCTCATTGTACTCGCCTGCACACCCAGCCGTCATGGGCAGGCCTGACAGTGAACTTCCGGCCATTTTGCTTGCGACAGAAAGTATTAGCGGCGTTGCGCGCCTTAACCGCGGCGTCATTCGTCAGTAGGATAAAGAAATCGCCCATTATCATTGCTCGAAATGGGTACAGTTTCTGGCCCGTCAGTCCGCCGGCTCTGCGCGCGTGATGTTGCCGTGGCGTGATGCCAGGAAGTGAGCAAGGTTCGTCTTTTAGCTTAGGCATGCCAGTTCTCCAAAAAAAACCATTCTAACAGGGTTAGCAGCGACCTCCTATAGCATTGTATTTCAAATAATGACTTAGAAAAAAAAAGAAACTTAAAAACCGAGGACGTTTCGTATCGTTTTCTTTTTTCCATCACGTCATCACGTCTAATAAACTTTAACGTAATGTTAACGTAATGGCTACAGACCATACACTCTCTACCTATACAGCTGTTAAACGCTAAAGAATTGTCTGTCACTAAAACAAAAAAACAGTATTCATTTTCAAGGAACCATTCTATAGAGACGCTCCGCGGTCCATGGCCCATGATCCTCGGCCCAAGTACCTCCAACCCCTATGCTATATGGGCCCCTACAAGATCCGAGGCCCTTTTACGCCGCTAAAACGCGCCCTGTCTCTTAT